TGGACTAAGCATGTAGTGCCGACGGTGTAGTAATTTCGGACGGGGGTTCAAATCCCCCCAGCTCCACCAAATAATGATCCGGTTATTACCAGATAAGTCCGGAGAAGTCCTGAAAGCCCGCATCCCTCCTAGGTTTGCGGGCTTTTTTGTGTCTGTAGAAGTCCGAGAAGATCCACCTGAAACCGGCGTCTATTGGTATACGAATTGGTATACGCTAAGATATATACCAATAAACGTATACCAATTAGGGAAGATCCTTGCATGGCGCGGACTACACGCCCCCTCACCCACACCGAAGTGCAAAAAGCCAAAGCCACCGATAAAGACCTCACCTTGCATGACGGTGACGGCCTCTTTCTCTTGGTCAAAACCACCGGCAAGAAAATTTGGCGTTTCCGCTATCAGGTTCCTAACACATCAAAACGCACCATGATCAGCCTTGGCGCTTACCCTGCACTTTCACTGGCTGATGCAAGAGAGGTGCGCGCTGAGAAGCTGGCGATGTTAGTAAAAGGGATTGATCCACAAGCAAGAGCTGGGGAAGAAGCTGAAAAGCTCCAGATCGCTCAGGAAAGCATTTTCGTCAATGTTGCACGCAAATGGTTCGAGCTGAAACAAAGTCACGTTAGCGCTGACCACGCTAAAGATATCTGGCGTTCTATTGAGAAAGACATCTTACCCAGTATTGAAAATGTTCCGGTTCAGGAGCTGAAAGCGCGCACTTTGATCCAAGTGTTGGAACCAATCAAAGCGCGGGGAGCATTGGAGACGGTCAGGCGTTTGGTGCAACGCATAAATGAGATAATGATTTATGCTGTCAATGTTGGGTTGATTGAGGCAAACCCAGCGTCAGGTATTGGTAATGCTTTCGAGCGCCCGAAGAAGCAGCATATGCCCACAATACGCCCCGAAGAACTGCCCAAGCTAATGCGCACCATTTCTATGAGCAACTTATCCATACCAACCCGCTGCCTTCTTGAATGGCAGCTATTGACGCTCATACGCCCTGCCGAAGCTTCTGCGACAGCCTGGTCAGAGATCGATATTGAGAATAAGCAGTGGTGTATTCCAGCGGAACGTATGAAAGCAAAACGCGATCACATAGTTCCTCTTTCAGAACAAGCTTTAGAGTTGCTGGAAATCATGCGTCCAATAAGTGGTAATCGTCAGTACGTTTTCCCTAGCCGTAATGACCCTCGTAAGCCAATGAACAGCCAGACAGCGAACGCAGCATTGAAACGCATTGGCTATGGAGGAAAATTAGTAGCACATGGATTGAGATCTATCGCTAGTACTGCTATGAATGAAGCAGAGTTTAATGCTGATGTAATTGAGGCGGCGCTCGCACACAGTGATAAAAATGAAGTCCGTAAAGCTTACAACCGTTCAACCTATCTTGAAAAAAGAAAGGAACTCATGAATTGGTGGGGAAATTTCATACTTAACAGCAAGTAAGGATACGAAATGGCTACACAAGATTTTCCGTGTAAAGCATCAAACATTTATGATAAAAACATCAACTTTCTTTTTGGTTCTGGTGCCTCTGCAGAATATATTCCAACTTTATGGCTCGCAGAGGATACTACTTACGAAACATTATTGACACATGCTGATTGTGTTGATGTAAAAGATTTTATTATATGCTCGTATTTCAATAGAGTTATCAGTAAAACATTTTGTATAAGACCTATAATTGAAGATGAAAAATATAACTCTACGCTATTAAATTACACTAACTTCTTGAATGAACTAGTTACATTACTTGAGAAAAAAGGTGCAAACCAAATAAGAAGAGCGAATATTTTCACGACGAATTACGATCTTTTCTTCGAGACAGCGGCTGATAATGCATTAAGAAAAAAAACTTTCCATTTCAATGACGGAGCATTAGGCTTTAGAAAGAGAAGATTGAGCATTAGTAATTTCCACATTACAAATTGGCATCAGGGCACTCATGATATGTATAAACATGAGTTACCTACTGTTAATGTGATAAAAATGCATGGCTCAGTATCATGGAATAGAAGTGAAGATGAGGAGATAAACATTTATTATCCATCAAAATCCCCTGATGAGGTTGTGTTAGAGTGCAATAAATCAATTGAGGATTTTGTAGATGAATTTAATAATGGAGACACAGTTCTTAGTGATTTCTTAGATTTAAACCATAATGATAAGGATTCGTTAGAAAAATTTAAAGCCTATTACAACTCTTTGGCAATTGTTAATCCAACCAAAGAAAAATTCTCTGAGACAGTATTCCAACAACATTATTACCAAAGCTTAAGGTTATTGAGCTATGAATTGGAAAAACCGCAGACTGTATTAGTATGTTTCGGATTTTCATTCCAAGATGAACACATACTAGAAATAATAAAAAGATCCCTAAGCAACCCTACATTGAAAGTGTTCGTATTTTGCTATAATAAAAAAAGTAAAAAAAACGTACACTCAACTATAGATGATGACAGAGTCACATTCATTTATCCGAAAGAAAATGACCATAAAATATCATTTGAATCTTTCATTAATAGAATCTTTAAATCTGACAATGGAGATTGGATTTCATGGACGAATTAAATGTTGGTACAGTAACCCAGGTCAAAGGTACTACAGTTAAGGCGAAAATTAAAAATGATTTTTACCAGACTACATATTTTCATAACGGTAAAATATTACGGGGAATAGCAATCAATGAGTTTGTTCTGATGCGTAAAGGGTATCAGGATATTGTTGGAAAAATAATTGGTGAGGAAATAGTTGAAAAGTATAATTTAAGAAGTGATGAAATAGAACAAAATAAATATGAAAGATTTGTGGAGTTAAATATTTTAGGGTATTTTTTCGAAGAGAAATTTTACTCAGGCATCAAGTATCTTCCCATGATAAACGATAGCCTGTTCTTGATATCAGACGAAAAAATATCTGAAATTTATAATTTTAGAAAAAACAACACTACTCCATTAATAAATATCGGAAAGTCAGTACTAGAAGAACTACCAATTAATATACCCATTAATGGTGTTTTTAATTCACACATAGGTATCTTTGGTAACACTGGAAGCGGGAAATCAAATACTTTAGCAAAAATATTTCAATCTTTAATAGGAATTATCAATAAAAAACAAGGGTCCATTGAAAAATCAAAGTTTGTACTTATAGACTTCAATGGGGAATATGGAACAATTGAGAGTTCCTTCCCTGAAATATGTCAGCATGTAAAATTAAGTACCAAACAAGAACGTGACAAACTTTCTTTTAATGAGAAAGAATTCTGGGATGATGAACTACTTTCAGTTCTTTTTTCCGCAACAGAGAAAACACAAAAACCATTTCTTACACATTTAGTTAAAGGAAAATTCAAATATGATGAAGACTTAGAAAAGTATCTTCAAAGGACAATTGAAATAATGTTCGGAACTAATTGTCATAAAGAAACCATCAATCTCTTAAAGAGTTTAATTCCATTTTTTGAAAACAAAAAACAAGCAATAATAAAAGAAGAATTGTCATTATTTACTTGGCACTCTACTAAGGATAGATATACACATCCTGAAAGTTGGGTAAATAACGCCGAAGAGGCAATACAAGAATTAACAGAAACTTATAATAGTGTATTAATTATCGACAACGTCTTTGACGAAATTACTGTTAGAGCAACCTTACAATTAATTAACTCAGTATCTAGAAATTTTGTTCAATATGAACACATATCTCCTTTAATAAGTAAAATAACAGCAATGGGGCCCTCACTATCTAAAGTGATAGAAATTAAAAACCCTGAAGAAAATTCAAAGCCAATTTTAATTATTTCACTCAAAGAATGTAACCAGTCAATAAAAAAGACTATTCCAATGATGATAGCTAAATGCGCATTTATTGAGCATAAGTCATCAGATAATCCTACCGAAAGCTTTCATTTGATCATTGATGAAGCTCATAACATCCTTTCAGAAAGTTCAACGAGAGAAGCAGAAACATGGAAGGATTACAGGCTGGAACTTTTTGAGGAAATAATTAAAGAAGGCCGAAAATTTGGTTTTTTTGTAACTATATCTAGTCAAAGACCTTTTGATATATCGCCAACAATAGTGTCTCAATTACATAATTACTTTATACATCGATTGGTAAACGAAAATGATTTGTACTTACTCAAGAACACGCTTAGTACACTTGATGCAAGTTCACGCTCACTAATACCAACCCTTCCCCCAGGAGCGTGCATTGTTTCTGGTACCGCTTTTCATACTCCATTACTGGTTCAGATTGAAAGGCTTGCTGAGGAAAATGCTCCGCAAAGTGATACGTTAGACCTTGAAAGTCTATGGAAGCTTTAACACCCCGCGCGCGCAATTCTCCCCGCCTGCCCGCTGCTGACTTAGCTCACTGGTTTTAATGCATGAAGTAAAGCCTCTGAAAGCCAGTGTAGCAAGGGTTTTGAGCCATTTTGAGCATTCCCAATTGCATGCAAAACCATGCGCCCTATGCATGCAGAGCTTACAAGGACAGGCTAGCCAGAGAAAAGGCTGTCAGGAGGGAGGGTTTTGCACCGTATTAATGAAAAATGCCGCCTTATTCGAAAGCGGCACTTCAGATCATTTTTTGGGGAATTGAAACAAGCTGAAATTTATATTTTCTGCTTCATATTTTCCCTTTTAACGATTTTACTGACGCTTTCATTTGTTTTAAATGCGCATGAACACTCCAGCCTGGTGCACTGATAATAAGACTCCTTTGTCTGTTCGGTGATATAACGGCTTGTGCGAATGTGAGAAACAGAGCTGCAAAGTGGGCAGCGCATCATTTGTCGTTACTCCTTACTTGTAGCAGCACGCTCTGCCAGTTTACGGGCCAGTAACTGCCTTTTTATCGGGCTTTTTAATAGCGGCACATCTACACCAGGCAGCGTAGGAGAATGCGTCCCAATTTTCTCCAGCACAGGTTCAGCATCCATGTTTAACTGACCGATGCGAGCCGCCACGATAAGCGCCTTGCCAATTTCAGCGCTGATAATTTTGGCGGGCTCTACATAATGACCGGATTGTGTTTCCTGGTAGCTGACGTTGGATAATGCCAGAAGTTTAAGTTTCACAGCGCGCACCAGCGCCGGACTGAGATTGTTGATGGCCAGTCGCCACTGATGGTCAGCATAGGCATTGAGTGCGCTGCGGTGGGCGCTAATCAACCCATCCCCGGCATTAGCACAATCCAACATCGCTGATTCTTTCTCGACACTCAATTCCTCAATCAGGTCATCGAACTCTTTAACCAATCCCTGCTGAATAGCCCGGTGACTGTGCGCGTTCTTGAGTTCGTCAGTCATAACCCCGCGTGACTTGCGAAAACGCGAACGCCAGCTCTCTTCGTTCTCTTTGATTTCGCTGTTCGCCGTTTCTTTTTCCTGGGCGCATCGGGCAATCGAACTTTCAATTTCATCCAGTGCCTGCTTTTCCTGAGCAAAAGCCGCTTTGGCCTGCTCAAAGTGTTGGATAGCGCCTTCCGCGTTTCCTGATGATGGCTTTTCGTTGTGACCGGCTTTGACCTGAAGAAAGTCCTGGATAACGGCTTCGACGGTTTTGGTTGAATCGGGTTTCATGGCATACCTCAGCAATGTGTTGTCAATGTGAGGATATTGTGGGGAGGCTGGCACAACATTTCTATCTGATGGCGCTTGCTCAGAGCTGGTACAACGGACTGAGACGTAAGCCAGGAAAGTGGAGAAAGTTTATATTTATATAAATACTATTCACTACTGTTCACTCTAAAATTAAATATCATTAAATCATTAAGTTAAACAGTGAACATCTTAGCTAAAGGTATTCACTTGCTGTTCACTACTCTTCACTGTCTGCAAATCTTTCTCTGGCTAGCCAAAAATTAATAAATGTTTATTCCTATTGATATATTAATTTCAATCGTTAAAACAGCTTAACTAACTGAGCGTTAAATAACCTACTGAGTAGCATTGAGCATTATTGATTAACATTGGCAATCATTGGCAAAGTGGCTCAAATCCCATTAAAAAAAATACAAAGCATTTCAGGTGTTTTGTCGTTCGGAGGCTTGTTGCTAAACGCGAAAATATTCTCACAATAGGGGGCTCCTTAACGAAACAGCCGGCACTGGTCGCGTCCAGCCGGATACTAATATGAGGTAGCACCATGCTCTCCACAGCTCAAAATACGCCCCCTTCTTCTGCCCCTGTGATGCCACCGGCCTACCCACGCGATCGCTTTATGCGACTGCCGGAAGTGATCCACACCACCGGCCTCTCCCGTTCCACCCTTTACGACTTAATCAGCCGTCAGCAATTTCCCGCCCAGATTTCTCTTGGTGGCAAGAACGTGGCCTGGCTGGCTTCCGAAATAGAGGGCTGGATGAATGACCGCATCGCCGCACGCGCTCAGGAGACCATGCAATGATTTCTCTTTCTGTCGGTCATCATAATATCCAGCTCAATACACAAGAGGCAGCCTATCTGGCTGAATGCCTGATGGCTGCCGCCTGCGGCAAAAAAAACCCTTTGCCTGCATTTACCAGCAATACCCTGGGCGTGTTGTCCGTAACAGCCGAAAGCGTTAGTTCAGGGGATGATTCTCACTTCCGATCAAATCCGCAGCAGTCCGATCAAGTCCTGACCGATTGCTAAGGAGAAACGGCTAATGCTTCAAAAAAGGCTTTTCTCTGGCGAGCCCCTGCTCTATAGTTTTTGTGCTGCCGCAAAATCGGCAGCCGGGCGTAGGAACCCGTGTTTAACTATGGCGACACAACACGCGCCAGGCGTGTTTTTTTATGTCGTAGCCTTAGCGCACCTGTTACTTGCTCAGTGGTTTTTGTACCTCTGTGCTTATCAAGCAATGGTGGCTCAGGCGGGGCAGCCTTCGGGCTGGCCGGTTTCCATAGTTGCCGGTATTCCTACCCCCGTCTGGGCTACCACCCAAAAGTGTAGGAACTTCGGTGGTAGCTGTACTCAGCTAACTATGGAGGCCAATATTTTGGCTACTACCCTCGCATCCTTACACCCAAAATTTACGTTCCTGTTCGCCGCCGTTCGCCGCGCTGAACCTAAAGCGCCGGTCTGCATGCTGCGCTCCGCCGCCGACAATGAACATTCTGCCCGTCGCCAGTTTGCCCGTGACTATGTGCTGTGCTTTGCCGGTCGCCTGCCCGCTCAGGAGGCCGCATGAACAAGCTCGCTTCCTTCTATTTCCCCAACACCCATTACCCTATTCCGCATGCTGATTTCCTGCGCCTGCAACACGCGCACAACGTCGGCGTGATGTTCCTCGACATGCTTGATACGCAGGACACCTTCGGGCACGTGCCCAGCGGAGATCAGCTGAACTCCATGGCCTCAATGGTTGCGCTGCTGACTGACCAGCTCGGCAAAGTGGTAGACACCTGCGAGACCGCCATCAAAACGCAAATGGAGGATGTCTACGAATGAATACGACTCAGCAATCCTGCCTGCCGGTTGAAGTGCTCACCGCCCTCTACCGGCGCGCCCTGGCACAGGCCTATCTCGATGCCTGTACCGCCTACGGCGTTGAAACCGGCTACTCGCTTGATGAACTGCAAATGACCATCGCTAAAGAAGTCGAAAGCTATTACGTCCGTCAGCACGGCGCACAGCTGGGTATGGACATCGCCTGCGCCATGCTGCGCGACATGGTGCAGCCCGATATTTTGGTGGCAAAACCCCGCCTGACACCGCTCGGAGAATCCATGATGGACGAGCTGTTCCGGCCTTGTCTTCACACCACTCCTGAAACCACGCTGCACTGACAGAGGCGCATATGACACAAATGATTGTTCAAAACACCGTGAGCGCCGCGACAGGGCGCTGGCCTCAGCTTCTGCCCGCGTTGGGGATAACCGTTGCCCCTCACGGGCATCATTCCGCCTGCCCCGTTTGCGGGGGCAAAGACCGCTTTCGCTTCGATAATCAGGCAGGAAGAGGAACCTGGATATGTAACCACTGCGGTGCCGGTGACGGATTAAATCTGGTTGCGAAAACGCTGGATATCACCACGAAAGAAGCCGCCGTGAAGGTGGCTGAGATTCTGGGAGAGGCTCAGCCACTTGCAGTTCATCACGACGAGGCCGCAGTAAAGCAGCAAAAAGACGATGCCCGCCAGAAGGCAGCCGTGCAGGCGAAAATGTTGGTGAATGCCGCCCGCAAAGCTTCCGGTAATGCCTATCTGGAGAAAAAAGGCTGGGCGGATAAGGAGGCACTAACCTTACAGGGTAACGGCCTGCGCGTGGGCGGCTTAGATTTCGCGGCGGGTGACCTGGTCATTCCGCTTTATGATTTGTCAGGCAACCTGGTCAACGCCCAGCTCATTAACGGGTCGGGGGAAAAACGCATGCTAGCGGGTGGGCAGGTTACCGGTGCCGCTCATCATTCTGAAGGGAACGACAACGCTGTTATCTGGATGGCAGAAGGCTATGCAACCGGTCTGACAATACATGCGCTGACCGGCGAAACCGTGTATGTGGCACTGAGTGCCAATAACTTCCCTCATCTGGCTGAGTGTCTGCGTAAGAAATACCCTGACGCCGTGCTGCTAATGGCAGCAGATAATGATGTTAACGGTACAGGGCAGAAGAAAGCGAAAGAAGCCGCAAATCTGGTCAACGGGAAGGTTGCGATCCCCTTAATCGCCGGTGACTGGAACGATGTATTCATGCAGGAAGGTCGTGACAATACGCTGAAACAGCTTCGCGTCTTTACTCAGCAATCCCCACTGAGTCCTTTCGATACGGTCAGTGACGCAGACCTTAAATCCATGAGCGCAAGCGAGAAAGCGGAACTATTAATAACCCATTATGAACAACGGTTAGCGGTACCGCAGGTGGGTGAAGACCTCTGCCGCTATGAGAATGGCGCGTGGCAAGTATTGCCCCACGGCATACTTAGCCGAGAGATCGCCGCTTTATTTCAAAAAATCCGCGCGCCCTTCTCTGCACCTGGTATTAGCGGGATTATTGATACCTTGAAGCTGATGGTGCCTCAAACAGGGAAACCGGCGAGAAGATTGATAGGTTTCCGCAATGGAGTGTTTGATACCGCCACAGGACATTTTAGTCCCCACAGCCCGAACAACTGGCTGCGAACCGTAAACAGTGTTGATTACACACAACCTAAAGCCGGTGAAAACCTTGCAGAGCATGCCCCTCACTTCTGGCAATGGCTGACGCGGGCGGCAAACCGGCAAAGCGATAAGCAAGAGCGCATTCTCGCGGCGCTTTTCATGGTTCTGGCAAACCGTTACGACTGGCAACTGTTCCTTGAAGTGACAGGACCAGGCGGCAGCGGTAAAAGCGTCATGGCAGCCATAGCGCGCATGCTTGCGGGAGAAGACAACACTACTTCCGCAAGCATTGAGACTTTGGAATCCGCACGTGAGCGTGCTTCTGTGGTCGGATACTCACTGATTGTGTTGCCCGACCAGGAGAAATGGAGCGGCGACGGCGCAGGAATTAAAGCCATCACTGGCGGCGATGCAGTAGCGATTGACCCGAAATATCGTGATGCTTATTCAACACATATTCCGGCGGTTATTCTGGCAGTGAACAATAATCCAATGCAGTTCAGTGACCGCAGCGGCGGTGTCTCGCGTAGGCGCGTGATCATCACGTTCCCCGAGGTGATACCCACGAATGAACGAGATCCACAACTGATAGAGAAAATAGGTCAGGAATTGGCCGTCATCGTTCGCCACCTGATGCAACGCTTTGCCGTTCCTAGTGAAGCACGCGAGCTGTTACAGCAACAGCAGAATTCCGATGAAGCACTGGAAATAAAACGCAGTGCCGATCCGTTGGTAGATTTCTGCGGTTACCTGCTTGCTGTCAGCACACCAAACGGCCTTTATATTGGCAACGCCAACATTATTCCGGCTAACCCGCGCAAGTATCTCTATCACGCATACCTGTCGTTTATGGAAGCGCGAGGGCATCAGCGCCCTATGAGCCTGACGGCCTTTGGTCGGGCTGTACCGCAAACGTTAAGGGAGTATGAAATTGAATTTTTGAAGCGGAAGACTAATCAGGGAATGCAGACCAACCTCACCTTAAACGATGACAGTGAGGCGGATTGGTTGCCGAAGTGCGAAACGCCTTAAGCTAACGTGAATTTGTACTGTATGAAATCACTGTGCATTTAGATTGATATTTTGGCCTGCTTGCAGGCCTTTTATCCCATAGGTAAGGGAAACGCATTCATTGAATGCCTATTAATAAAACTACTATTTTACTAAATAAATTTATGACAAAATATTTTACTTTTTTCTAAAATCAACAAAACCTATAACTCTGGCGGGTATGAACATGGAAATCAACAACAGAGAATATGCGGTGATCATTTACACGCTCATTCTATTCCTGTTTTTTTTTACAAAAAGGAACATCAGGGAATTGCTTTTTGAGATGTTACGATTATTTATGCATAGGAAAATACTTTACCCACTAATGATGGCAGCGGGGTGGGTAATGGTTTGCATAACAGTTTTAAATAATCTAGGGATTTGGAGTATCAATAATCTTAAAACCACTATTGTGTGGAGCATAACCTTTGCATTTGCATCTTTATTTGAAATAAAAAAAGTTGAAGAAGAAAAATACTTCTTCAAAAAACAAGTTAAAAATACACTGAGCATTACTGTAATATTGATTTTCATAATGGAGTTACAAACATTCTCTTTTATCTCAGAAATGATCATACTGCCTATAATCACTTTCTTATCTCTACTTATAGTAGTAGGCGATATAAAAGAAGAAACTAAAAAAGTCAGCACCATTATTAAATATGTATTATCTATTTTTGTCATTTTTTACTTCATTCACTCATTATATATATCCCTACAATCTCCCTCGGAGACATTTTCAAAAAATAACTTAACTGAGTTTCTAACCCCTATAACTCTATCATTGATGTTTTTACCTTTCGTTTACATATTCTATTTAGCTCAAGCCTATGAAACTGCCTTTGCTAGCTTGGAGTTTAGATTCGATAACAAAGAAATTTTAAAAAAAGCCAAGCTTCTAATCATCATGAAATTCAGAAACGATGTTAATAACATGCGCATTCTTATTCGGGAATTAAATCACATTAATAACATCGATGAACTTAATGATAAAATACATGAGATAAAAGAAAGAATTAAAAACCAATCCGACGCATCAATAAATAGACAATACGGCACATGGTCACCACTTATTGCCAAAAACTTACTATCTAAAATTGGTTTAGTGACTAATGATTATCATCCTTCAGAAGATGAATGGTGGGCATATAGCCCCATGATTGAAATTGGAGAAGGAGAAATCATTAAAGATAATATTGCATTTTATATTTACGGAAACCAGAACTCAGTAAAAAAATTCAAGATACGATCACATATTAATAATTTACCGATATCAAATATAACACTTGATTTTCTAAAACTAGCCTGCACGAAACTAATTTCTCAAGCAGCTCCAGAAATCAATGTAGACATAGATAACTTAGTTAATCATTCAAAGGACATGAAAATAGAACAGAGTAATTATAGAATTTCAGTTACCAAAGAAAATTTTGAAGGTTCAATAAAAGGTTATACGTTAAATTTAAGTATAGAGAAAACATCCTCTTTATGAAGTTCTGGAACTATTGCTTGATTTATGGACAGGTTATCTTTGATAGCACCTGCCCTAAGAATTTAAGCAAAACGATTAACTTATAAGACTCGAAAACTGCAAGTTCATTTAATGTGCAGACCATCAACCCGTCACTTATAGTGAACTGATTTCATCTACTAATCACCGCATAACTAACTGTTTATTATAATCATTAATACAAAAGTGAACACTGTGACCAGTTTTTCTATAAATCTTTTTGTATCGCGTAGGCTAGTCAAAGGCACCCTACTCAAAGCGTTCAAAATATGAACATAACGAAGTACGATTATCTGCATTGGTATACGTTTAGGTATACACCACAAATCTGAATTCGTAATTAACTAGTTAAAACATTAAGTTAGCTAATTTCCTCAACTTCCCCCAGCCCACCAAATTCTTGGTTGATGGTTACCAGAGCCATCCAACGAAGTCCTGGAAGCCCGCAAGGCGTAAGCCCTGCGGGCTTTTTTGTGCCTCCAATTTGTCCTGGTAACTCTGAAAAAAGGGGCTGCCGATGTGAATTCATTATTGAGCTGTTCAAGAAATAGCGGAATGTCAGGATTTTCTTAGTCCAACATGGATCACGCTGATTTCCACAGCGTAATTTGTACGTAATAGGGTAAGGCTCCACGTACACCGTCGAAGCTTTAAATAAAAAAACGTAAGCATCTTTAAGGCTGATTTAAATTAAAACAATCATGTTAAGTACTTTGGCTTTCAATATAAAACCGAGAAGACAAAATACTCACTAAAACGACCACATCTCTAATCCTCCTGCATCCAAACCAATATGATTCAGGAGAACAAGCTATGACATCATCTAATGCAAAGTTTTTACCCCTACCCGCTGTCTCGAGCGTAAACAGTCATTCCAGGCCCACAATTTATGACCGGATGAACACAATAATTTCCCCGCGTTGCCCCAACGTTTCCAAGACCAAGGCCTTTAGGGAGTCAGTGGTTTGCATTGGTAGAGGCTCATAGTGAGCTTAGTTCCTGTCCCAATCACCAATAATTATATTTAATTATAATTGACACTAAAAACATTTATTTAAATGATGAATATATCTTTATTGTTTAAATACATATGGGTAAGTTTGATTTATTCGTTCTTAATATATAATTAAATACTATACAGACAATGTATATGATATAAAGACGCGTATTTTTTTTGCATCCCTCGTGAATAACGAGTTTATGGACAAATTTGGAAGCTATTTATGCGCTTAAATAAATTAACTGCGGCAATCCTGTTTTCAGCTATTGGATTCCCGATAATTTCGTCAGCTGCCACCGTGGCGGGAAATGACGAGACGAACACCTTCTCAGGCCTCGATTACTCGATGATGATCACCAAAGATGGTGGTCACACCTGGACTGCGTATACCGAAGCATCGCAAAACAACTTCCCTGGTACTGTTTTAGCAGAAGTCGCGCCGAAACAAGAACTGGCTATTATCTCCGAAGACTACGATCCGAACCGCACCTATAAAGGCGGTGATACCGTTCGCTTCCTGGGATACTACTGGACTGCACAATGGTGGGTTGATCAGGGTATCAGCCCGGGCACCGATCCGGTTTGGAAATCCGGCGATGCCATCAATATCAAACCTTACGCCACCTTCCAGTTCACGCCGTATACCGGCCAGAACGCAATCGATCTGCAGACCCGTGAAAAGGCTCGCGTAGCTGCTGAGCGTAAAGTGATTGGCTACTTCCCGGAATGGGGTGTGTATGAAGCACATAACTTCTTTACCCCGGATA